TGCCTGGTTTGGATCGGTTGGCGTCTGCTGCTGTTGCTCGGCCTGTTGTGCCTTCTGCATGATTTGCTGCTCAAGCTCTGGCGTCATTGGCTGGAAATAGCGTTCGGCATTGCGTACACCGGAGGATGCCAGCATGTCGGAGACAGTGTTGCGAATGTTGGTTAGAGTGACGACGCCATTTGTGGGGCCGTACTGTTGATAGACTTGCATCTGCAGTGCCAGCGTCTCACGGTAAGCAGCAGCCTTTTCGTCTTCACGTCCGGTGCCGAGGCCTACATTAACAGTGACATCGTATAGCGTATTCCACGCCCTGGGGTCGACAGCCTGGAACGAACCATTTAGGCGCATCATTGACGCGCTATCGGCATTCTTAACCATGATGCCCAGCATTAGCTTAAATAGGCGCTTTAGGCCGCCCTCTGCTAGGTTGCGAGCCATAACCTCAACTTGACCCGCAGCAGCCTGTACGGTGGCCTGCACGGCAGCTTTGGTGGTAGATTGCATGGCGTCTGCATTGAGGCCCATTGAGGCGCGTGTGACGCCTGTCTTTTGCTCAACCATCATGTCTAAGTAGTTTAAAGCTGTTAGCGTTTGCCCGGCCACAAATGGCGTATCGAGCGATTGAACCATGCCGGGCGCACGCATACGGACAATTGCGCCGATCTCGTTCGACAACAGATCGTCCATATTTACCTGATCAGAAACTGCCGCGAACCTGGGATTATTAACCATTGCCACGTTGTCCAGAATGCCACGCAGGATGGCCGTAGCCGCGTCCTGGTCGTCCATCACAATGTCGGCAATGGAGTGGCCGAAGAATGCGTGGCTAGTGGGTTCTATCTCAAATACGGCAAATGGGATTTCATCGCAGGGCATGTAGTCAAGCAGCTTGTAGGATGTTCCACCCATGATGACACGGTGCAGGATCGGAATGCCTGTGCCGTCTGCGTCGATCCGCATAAATGCTTCCGTAACCATCACGTTTTTCATTGATGGATCTAGGGCGTTTTCGTCCTCGTCTGGGTTAATCGAGTATCCGCGACGGGCCTCTTCTTCAGTAGTGGTTGTGTCTGTGACGTCTGTCGAGCTGTCTAGCGTTGCCACCAATTCGTCATCGTAACCCATAGCAATTAGATCACCGGCTCGCATGTTTGTGCGGTGTCCACGGACGTAGCAGTCGTCAATTGAGCGGCTGTTACGGTCAATGAAAAATTCCTCCGGGGGAACACTTACGATCTGCATGCTGCCCTTGCTGGATCGGCGCAAGATCTTTACGTCGTGCATCGTAACCGGTGGCTGCTCCATTTGCATCTGATCGGTTGTCACCGACGACGCCTCTGTAGTCTGGCTATGCTCGATGACTTCAATGTCAGCGTCGGAGATAATTGAGTTATATTGCTCGTCGTCTAGGTCTGTAAATGTGTAGACTTTTGACGTGTCTTTTTCTTCATAGAATGCCTTGGCAATGCCGACCTTTTTAATCAGGGCGTCACTAAATACGTCATTTAAAATCTTGTAGCCGCCAAGCTCGCCAAACTTCCAATTTATAAACGTGGATGCCTGCTCTGCAAATGCAGTGTCCTCTGGCCCCTGTGGTACGAACTCCACAGCCTTTGAGGTGGACAGAAAAATACGCATTAGGCTTGGCTTGATTGCGCGTATCGTATCACGAACTTTTGTAGATACGACCTTAGAGCGGCCGGTTTCGTATCCCAGGTCGACTTCACCATCGTAGTAGCGCTGCGCCTTAATTCTAATCGGGCTGATTTCTGTATCGATAAAGTCCACTGCGCCGCGAACGGCTGTTGCAGCAATCTGTTCTATCTGATCATCATCGAGAGGCTGCGGCCCTTCAGAGGTCTCGATCTCTTCGTCCATAAGCTCACCGTCAAAGATTAGGCCTATGTCGTCCAGTTCAAATTCTTCTTCCATATTATCCTCTTACTGTGGGCCAAAGCCTAAAAATCCGCGTGAGCGCTGCGTTAAATCTTGTCTAATTGGCTCTTGCTGTGATACACCAACTCCGGCTCCGACGCCATAAGACGGTGTGGCAAACGGCATTGAGGGCGGAGGTGGAGAGATGGCCCCTGCAGTTCTTGCTAGTCCGACGCCTCTTGTCGCAAGCGCCAGTCCGGGCAATTCCGTTAAAAACTTAGCAATTTTAGTTGACCCAAACGCTACCGCCATTCTCTGAATTATACCAGACATTGCCGCTGCTGTGTTAGATGAGTTAACTGTTACACCT